AATCAACAGAAAAAAATATTTAAAAAAAAATAAAAAAAGTACTTGACAGATTTCGAAATCACGATATAATTCAATCATAAAACAAATTGAGAAGGAGAAGTTATCATGAATAATCTTAGTGATTTAAAAAATTATTTTTTACACGTTACTGATAACGGAAAATTCAAAGAAAGCGAAAATTTATGTGTTGTTATGTATGCCGATGTTGCCGATGTATCGTTTCATTTGTCTCAATTAGAAAAATATGGAAAAATTATTATTAATAAAATTCAACATATTGAATCAACTATATACAGTATTCATAAATTAAATGGAGGAAATATTAATAGTCTTGGTGAATTACAATCAATGTCTTTAAATTATGATAGAACATGTGCTTTATTGGATGCTGCAAAAAGACACTATGCAATGACATACGCTTTACTTCCAATAGAAATTCAAAATATTGTTCCTAGTACTATTTGAGAAGGAGAATTGAATCATGATGATTATTGGAAAAGCAGGATATGAATATTAAAAAAAATAATTATATAATTATAAATCGAGAAAGGATATTTCAAATGTTTCTTATTCATGATAATAAAACTCATCAATCATGGCAAGTTCTTCGTCTTAGTAATATTATTCTTGTTCAAATCTACTTGAATAATTATTCAGCATTTAGCACCACTGTATATAGGTCTGGACAGATTAAATTTAATAGAATTGTTGTTAATGTTGATGTTAACAATCAATTGATTGTTGATCAAATTCAAGTGGATACTATTTATTGATAAATATTAAAAATATTCAAATTCAATAGTGAGACTCGATCGAGTCTCACTATTTTTTATGTGTAATTATCGTAAATTATAAATATAATTGAATATATAAAACAAAGAAATATAATACGGAGAGACCTATCATGGCATTTTCAATATCACCAGCAGTAACTTTTACAGAAAAAGATCTGACTGGTGGAATTCCTGCAGTTGCAACTACCGAAGCAGGTATTGCTGGACCTTTTAGATGGGGTCCATTAAATGAAAGAGTACTTATTTCTAATGAAGATGAACTTAAACGATACTTTTGGAAACCAGATTCAAATTGTTACAATAGCTGGTTTTCTGCTTCTAACTTTTTAGCTTATTCTAATAATCTTTGGGTAGTTCGAGTCGCAGATGAAGCTGCTTCTGGTACTAGAAATGCTACTGGTGGCTCTATTGCTTCTCTTTCTGGAACTGCCGCAGCTAATGGTGATGTTGATTTGGATTCGGATTCTACAACTGTAGAAGCTAATACTGGTACACCATTTCAATATCTTTATACTGGAGATGTTATTGTTATCAACGGTGAAGCCCGTAAAATTACAGCAAAAGCAAATAGTACTTCAGTAACAGTTAATACAGCTCCTTCTACAAATGCTTCAGGAGTTACAGTTTACGCATATGGTAAATTAATTAAAAATGACGAAAATTATGATGGAACTTCTGCTTCTGTTTTAGATGATTTTGGATTTTTCGCTGCGCGATATCCAGGAAGTTTAGGAAATTCTTTAAGAGTTTCTGTTTGTGATAGTTCTGTTGCATTTTCAAATAGTATTTCTGGAATTTGTCAAATTGGTGTATCTGATTCTTCTAATACTATTATAGTTACTCCTACAGATGTTTCTAGTTTAGTTACCATCAATAAATCTCAATTTATTTTTAATGGTGTTCCTAAAACTATTACTGCTGCAAATTCTACCACAGTAACAATTGAATCATCTTATGGTATTAGCGCTAATTCCACTACATGCAAAATTGCCTGGGAATTTTTCTCAGACTTTGATCAACCTCCGGGAACTAGTACTTATGCCTCTGGTAGAGGATCTGCGAATGATGAAATTCATATTGCCATTATCGACAACGATGGTACTATTTCTGGAACAGTTGGAACAATTCTAGAAAAATTTGAAGGTTTGTCTAAGGCTCCAGATGCTAAAGATGAATCTGGTCAATCGATTTATTATAAAACAGTTATTAATAATTCTAGTGCTTGGTTACGATGGTTAAATCATCCAGGAACTAGTACTACTAATTGGGGTTCTAACACAGCTTCAGGATTAGTTTATGCTACAAATAATTCTACTGGAGATTATGTATTATATGGTGGATATGATTCAAATGATACTGTAGATAATGATGATTATATTCGTGGATATAATAAATTCGCAGATGGAGAAGAAGTTGATATTTCTTTCATCATTACTGGAAATACTAATGCAATTGTAATAAATTATTGTATCGATAATATTGCTACAGTTAGAAAAGACTGCATTGTATTTTGTTCTCCAGAATCAAGTGATGTTGTAAATATTACTGATAAATCTCAAATTAGAAATATCATCGATTTTAGAAATACGTTAAGTTCTGGTACTTATGCTTTCATGGATGGTAACTATAAATACCAATATGATAAGTATAATGATGTATCTAGATGGGTTCCATTAAATGGAGATATTTGTGGATTAGCAGCTAGATCAAATTATGAACTTGATCCATGGTGGTCGATGGCTGGTTATAATAGAGGAAAAATTAAAAATGTCATCAAATTGGCATTTAATCCTTCGAAAGCAGAACGAGATCAACTTTATAAAAATGCTGTAAATCCGGTTATCTCTGAATCTGGAGAAGGTGTTGTATTACTTGGCGATAAGATGCTTACAAATAAGCAGACTGCATTTAATCGATATAATGTAAGAATGTTATTTATTACAATTGAAAAAGCAATTTCAACTTTTGCTAAATATCAATTATTTGAATTCAACAATTCATTTACACGATTAAGATTTAGATCTATTGTTGATCCTTATTTACGAAGAATTCAAGGTGGACAAGGTATTTACGATTTCCGAGTAATTGCAGACGAAACAAATAATACTGGAGAAGTAATTGATCAGAATGGATTTGTTGGTGATATTTATATTAAACCAGCTAGATCAATTAATTTCATTCAATTGAATTTCATAGCAGTTGCAACAGCAGTGGAATTCGAAGAAATTATTACAAATTCTTAAGTTATAAATATTAGTATTAAGTAGTACATAATAAAGGAGTTTCAAAAATGCCTCTATGGGGTGCTAATATAGGTGCAGAAAAAAAACCATCATGGTTAACTAATGCACAAAAAAGAAATTGTTATGCCACAAATTCAGGTTGGGTATATAAAGATCCAAATACAGGAATAGAAGAATTATTAGTTGCCATTGGAGGCCTTATCGGATCAAATAATTCTACTGGTATTGGTGGGCCCAATATTACAGAAGTCTATATTACTAATAGAACTTCAAATAGTGATCCTATTGTATTCAATGTTGTATTTAATGAATTAGTAGTAATTAATGATGATTATAAATCTAATACAGTTATAGCTCTTACTGCTAATAACGATGGATCGTGGGCTGGTAATACATATAATGGATATGGTATTGCTAATTATACTTCTGGAAATGGTACTAACACATTAGTATTTACTTATACGCCGGCTTCGGGCGATGACATGGGAAATGTAGAAGTATTAGGAATTTATTTGGCTAATACAACTGCTAACACAGTTGCTGAAGCAAATACCGAAGAAATTGTTCAAATAACAGATGTGTCGTCTAATACTGTAATGGATTCATATAATTTTACTTCTCAGGGATCAAATGGAAGTGTTAATGTTACACCCGATTTAAGTTCAGAATATATAATTAAAGCTTAATAATATAAAAATAGAGGAATAAAACTCAGATGGTCTCAATTAGTAACATAAAAGCTCAATTAACTCAGGGTGGTGCCAGACCAACATTATTTAGATGTTTTTTGATTAATCCAATAAATCCAAATGCAGATAGTAAATTTGAATTTATGTGTAAAACATCTCAAATACCTACTACTACATTAGGAGTAATTGAAGTCCCATATATGGGACGAAAATATAAAATAGCGGGTGATCGAACATATCCAGAATGGACTTGTACAATTATGAATGATGAAGATTTTGCTATCAGACACGCACTAGAACAATGGTCAAATGCAATTAATGGATTTATATCTAATACTAGAAATTCTGGTGCAACTAGTGCTCCTTCTAGTTATTTATCGGATGGTTTTATCGAACAACTTTCCAAAGAAGGTAGAGTACTTAGAAGATATCGAATGTTAGGATGTTTTCCTCAAGAGCTAGGTACTATTGATGTTTCATGGGAATCGAACGATGCAATTGAAGAATATTCTGTTACTTTTCAATATTCTGAATGGGTGGTAGATGGTGGTACTACTGGAAGTTCTTCAAGTGGTTTGGGAAATATTACAGTTAGCGGCGATATCGGCGGATTTTTTGGCGGTTCTGTGAATATCAACATTTAAGGAAAATAAATGGATAACCAATTAAAAGTTCTAAAAAAATTAATTACCATGAATGAAGGTTTAGAAATGTCTTCAGGAGAATCAGAACAACCAATGGTTTTTCAAAGTAGAATCGATTCTCTTATTAATGATATTTCATCTGGATTAACATTTTTGCAACAAACTAAAGTGAGATTAGAAGAAATTTATGGTAGAAATTCTGAATTACTTTATAAAATAGATGATATTCTTGGTAATAATGAAGATTATGAAGATTATGATGAACCTGAAGAAGAATATGATGAATATGAATATACTGAACATGAAGAAGAATACGACGATGTTGTTGAAGAAGTATCTTATTGTTCATTATATAAAGAAGCATTAATGGATATAGAAGAATCGATTAATTATTTTTCAGAAATTACCAAACAATTAAAAGAAGATAAAAAATACTTATAAAGGAAAAAAAATGTTAGATTACGCAAAGTACAGAAAATTAAACGAAGATTTAATCAAGAATCAAATAGGAATGTTGTCTGAAATAACAAATATTCAAAGCGATTATATTTTAGTAAAAGATAATTTAAATAAATTGTATAATTAATTAGCGTGTCCACGTAGCTCAGTAGGATAGAGCGATCCCCTCCTAAGGGATAGGCCGTTGGTTCGACTCCAATCGTGGACGCCATTAATAATAATTCAGCCCCATATTATTTTTAAATAGTATGGGGTTTTATATGTGCATCATTTTATTTTTTGTAAACATAAATATGACTCAATAAAGATATAACTGCAGGTCAAAGTTAG